TAGTGACATGCGGCAAAACAGGCCCATGCCGGCCAGCCATCCCCTGGCGCGAATGGTCGCTCGGTCGAGTAGGGATCCGGTCCATTTTTGAGCCGTCCAGTGGATCGTGCAGACTATTTTGCAGCGCAGAGGGGATGAGTAGCCTAATTCGGAAATGAGAGGCATCGGGTCTTATGCGCATCCTGCTGGCTGGAATGTCCAACATGCTGACCAGCATCATCGACGCCGCACTACAGCAATCGCCGGACATGGTTATTGCCGGCGTAGCCAATGACCGCACGAGCCTCTCGCGCCAAATCCGTGCGACCCGGGCTGAAGCCGTGATAATGCAAACCGCCGAGCCTGCTGACTTCGAGCAGATTCGTCCTCTGCTGATGAGGCTCCCGACACTCAAGATCATCGGCATTAGAGGAGATGGAAAGAGCGCATTTGTGCATGAGCTCTATCCCCGGTCGACGCAACTCGTGGAGCTATCCGCGGCCACTTTGCTCGCGGCGCTCAGTGCGCAGCCAATGCACTCACAAAGGCAGTGATAACCCGCGGGTAACCGCACGAGCTCACGTCCAGTGAAGCGGCAACCAGTCAATGCGGAGGAGACAAAATGCCTGTTTCACCAACCTATCCCGGCATCTATATCCAGGAGGCTCCGGGACCGCCTCCGCCGATCGTGGCGGCGCAGACGAATGTCGGCGTGTTTATCGGTTACGCCCATCCGCTGAAGACGCCGCAGACCCTGCTCGGCACGGCCGTGCTCATCAATGGCTTTACCGACTATCAGCGCCAGTTCGGCGGCTTTGTGCGCAGCGTCGCTCTCACCAGTGCGTACGATACCCAAAACAATCCGGGCGCCTTCGCCGATCTGGCCTTGGCGGTCAATCAGTTCTTTCTCAACGGCGGCACCCAGACTTATGTCGTCGCAGTCAACAACAGCTATCTGGCGAGCCTCAACGCGCCGACTGTCAACGTCCACGGCATCGTCTTCACTGCCCGCGAGGTGACTGACGAGCTGTTTTACATGACGGTGAGCGTCCGCCCGAACCCGCCGAGTTCGCCTGGCGCCTCGCCGCTCGCCGATATCGTGATCACCTATGGCCCGACCGCAGGCGCGCCGCACTCGCCGCCCTCCTCCCCGCCGGTGTCGATCGCGACCGGCCCCGCGACAGTGATCGAAACCTATCGGCGCGTTTCGCTCGACCCTGCGAACCCCGCGTTTATCGAGAAGATGATTGGCACGGCGCAATTGCCGATTTCCAACCTTGTCACCGTCGCCGCCGGCAGCCCGATCGGCTCCTTCCCCGCGACCGCCACGACCTACATTTTTTCCAGCTATCTGCCCGGCGCCACGCAGTTCTACCAGGCCGGCGATTTCACCAGCGTTCTCGCCGAAAACAGCGATCTCGACAAGGTGCCCCTCGCCGGCAATCCGCCCTTCAACCTGATGGTGCTGCCCGGCATCTCAGGCCTTGCCCGCGACCCGATCACCGCCGCCACCACCGGCGACGGCAGCGGCGATCTGATCCTGGCGACTGCGATCGCCTTTTGCGAGCGCAAGTTCGCCTTTCTCGTGATGGATCCGCCGCCAACCGACTCCGCCGATGGCAGTCTCCCCGGATATCAGAACACGATCGGCGCGACTGCCGGTGACAACGCGCTGCCGCGCAGCAAGAATGCCGCATTGTATTTCCCGTACCTGCTGTCACCCGACCCGTCCGGCAGCCCCAATAACATCGTCACCGGTCTGCCAAATGAGATCCCTCCGGCGGCAACCGTCGCCGGCATCTACGCCGCCACCGACTTGGCGCGCGGCGTGTGGAAGGCTCCGGCCGGGTTTCAGGCTACTACCAACAACATCACCGGCGTGGTGCCGCGCGGGCGGATGACCGACCTGCAGCAAGGCCTGCTCAACCCGATCAGCGTCAACTGCCTGCGCGACTTTCCGAACATTCCGACAGTGGTGTTCGGGGCACGAACACTGGCCAGCACCTATGACCAGCAATGGACCTACGTTTCGGTGCGGCGCATGGCGCTGTTTCTGGAGCAGACCTTTTACGCCAACCTTAAATGGGTCATTTTCGAGCCCAATGCGCAGCCGCTGTGGACAGCAATCACGCAAGAGATCAATGCATTCATGCTCGGTTTGTTCAAACAGGGCGCCTTCCAAGGCAATACGCCGAGCGATGCCTATAAGGTGCAATGCGACAATCAGACGACGACGCAGACGGATATTGATCTCGGCATTGTCAACATCGTCGTCAGCTTCGCACCGCTCAAGCCGGCCGAGTTCGTCGTTATCACCATCGCGCAGCTCGCCGGGCAGGCCCAGACGGCCTGATGCAGCGGCGGCCGAGGAGAGCAGCTCATGCCGATTTTTCCCGTCAACACGACGCGCTTTGATCCTTATAAATCCTTTCATTTTTTGGTTTACTTCGGCACCAGCCAGACACCCGTCGCCGCCGTCAGCAAGGTGACCGCGCTCAAGCGCAGCGCCGACGTCATCGACTACCGGGAAGGCGGCTACGCGATCATTCTCAAGGGCCTCGGCCGTACCAAATACGAGCCGGTCACCCTCGAGCGCGGGGTGACCCAGGATCTCGATTTCATCACCTGGGCGGATGCGGCGCAGCGGCTCGACCAGGGCTTTCCGGTGACCACGCTGTCGCAGCTCCGCCGCGAAATCAAGATCCAGCTGTGCAACGAAGCCGGCTTGCCGGTACGCGGCTTCATCGTGCATCGCTGCTGGGTCTCCGAATTCCAGGCGCTGCCCGATCTCGATGCTGGAGGCAATGCCATCGCCATCGAGCATATCAAGCTCGAAAACGAGGGCTGGGAGCGTGATACGAGCGTCGTTGAGGTTTTGGAGACCTGAGATGCGCATGCCGGCCTTCGTGCTGCCGGTGAGCGGTCTGTGCGTCATATTGCGCGAACCGACCGGCTGGGAGGACCTCCTTCTGGCCGAAGGTCGCGCCGACGATCCGGCGCTTGCCCTGGCTCTTGCGCAGCGCCTCGGGCGAGCGGAACCGGACTGCGATTGGGCCGAGCTCCCGGTGCACGACATCGACACGTTGATCGCGCGTCTGCGCCAGGCGCTGATCGGCGATCGCGTGATTGCGGATACAACCTGTGGCGCAGCTGCGTGCGGACAGCGCGTCGATCTGTCCTTCGATCTTGGCGCCTATCTCGCGCACCATCGGCCGCATGCCCCGCGGGGGCGGGGCTGGGCCGCTAAGGCCGATCATGACGCGACCGGCTGGTATTGTCTGACCGCGCCGGCGGCGGCAATGGCGCGCTTCCGCCTGCCGACGCTCGGTGACCAAATGGCCGTCGACGGCGTGGTCGATCAGGCGGCCTTGCTGGCGCAGCGCTGCATCGCGCCTGCAGGCATGCCGGGGCGGCTGGTGCGCCGGGTCGAAGCGGCTATGCAGGCGATGGCGCCGGTGCTCGCCGGTCCGCTGCAAGGCCAATGCCCGGAATGCGGTGCTTCGATCCAAGCATGGTTCAACCTCCGGCTCTACTGTCTGAGCGAGCTGAGCCTGCGCGCGCGCTACGTGCTGGACGACATCGACATCCTGGCAGAGCGCTATCATTGGTCAGAACGCGCCATTCTGCGTCTGCCGCGCGCCCGCCGGGAGCACTACGCCGAGCGCGCCCGGCTCGCGCGCGCGGCCTGAGCTGGTGACGATGATGGCCAGCGCCGGCTACCTGAGAAGCATCGCTCCCCGCCTTCCGGCGCGTGGTCGTAACGGCGCCGTGCTGCTGACGCCGCCGCGTCTGCTGTTCCGCCCGACGGCCGCCGATTTCGTCGAAATCGACGCGCGCCCTCCATCTCCGGCGCCACCTGCCGCATGGCCCGGCCTGCGCCAGGTCGCCGCCACCGCGCCGGCGCAGAAAGGTGCCGTCGAAACCCTGCCCTTGTCCAGGCGGTTGTCGATTGCACCCGCGGGTTTGTCGCAAACGGTGTCGGCGACGGCACCGATCCGATCATCGGCAACGCGTCGCGCCGTCGCCCGCACGGCGCCGGATGCCATTTCTGATCCACCCCGTCCTGCATCCGCGGCGACCCCAATCCAAAGCGGCGCCGCGACGCGCCCGGCGCCGCTCACCGGGATCGCTCCCGAGCCGACGCCCCGGCGCCGGCAACTCATGGAGATGGAACACACCGCACCGCGCACCGCCGTTTTGCCGACGATCGCACCGGCGCCGCCGGCCAGCCCGCCGCCCCAGGCCGCCGCGCCGTTATTGCATATAGGAACGCTGGAGGTACGCGTCATCGATCCGGCCCCAACACAGCCGGTCAAGGTCGATCTGCGCCACGCACCGCCTCGCACCGCACGCCCGCCGGCCGCCACTGCCGGCGTCATCGCACGCGGCTTTGGTGTATTCGGAATGGGGCAGAGCTGACCCATGGCGCAGAACCCGCCGCGTGCGAAGATCGACCGGTTGGTGCTGGAACTGCCCGGCGGCAGTGCCGACAGCGGGCGTGAGGTGGCAAAGCTGGTCGCGGCCGGCCTGGCCGCTGCCGGAACGCTGCCGCAGGGCGGCGATCTGCCGACACTGCGCGTTGTCATCGCCAGCAACGGGCGCGAAGACGCGCCGACGCTGGCCCGGCGCATCGTTGCGGCAACGCTGCGCGATCTCGACCGCACACCCTAAAGGCGCGAGATGGCCGGATCGGTGCTCAAAGGCGCACTTGTTTCCTTCACCCCCGGCGGTGCACTCGGGCTGCCCTCTCTGCCGAACGTGATCGTGTTCCAGATCAATCCGGAGACGATCACGCATGCCTGGACCGAGGCGGTGGCGCCGCAGCCGCCCTCGGATCCGAGAATCCGCTTCAGTCCGCTGGCGGTGACCGGGGTGCCGGGCGAGAGCTTCACCTTCACACTGATGCTCGATTCCGATGAGCAGCAGGCCGACGTCGCCACCGACCCGGTGGGCGCGGGTCTGGCGCTGACGAGCGGCGTCTATTCGCGCCTGTCTGCGCTCGAATTGCTGCAGTTCCCGACACCGATGCCGGCCGGAGCGCTGGTCGGGCTAGTCAGCGCCGCCGCCGGCGCTGCCACGCAAGGCACCAGCCCAGCCGACGCCGCGAGCCAGACCGTTCCGCTGTCGCAGGTGCCGATCGTGCTTTTCGTCTGGGGGCCGCAGCGGATCGTCCCGGTGCGCGTCACCGCCCTCAGCGTTTCAGAGAAACTCTATGACGTACTGCTCAATCCGACCCATGCCGAGGCGCAGATCACGCTGACTGTCCTGACACCCGACGAGCTGAAAGCCGTACAAGGGCCGATGGCGGGCATTGCGCAGGCCGCCTACGATTACATGCAAGCACTGCGCGCGGCGCAAGCGGCGGCCAATCTTGCTGAATCCGCTTCCAACATTCTCGGCATGTTGCCGATCCCGCTCTGAGGACCGTCGCGCATGTTCTTCCCGGGCAGCCGCTACGCCAATAGCCCCCAATATGTCGTGCAATGCGCCGACGGGAGCACTGTGCAGGCGGTGCAACTGCCGGCGCCAGGACCACAGCTGGTGCGCGGCTGGTATCGCCGCACCGGCGCAGACCGGCTGGACCAGATCGCGGCGCGCTTTCTCGGCGATGCCACGATGTTCTGGCGTCTCTGTGACGCGAGCGGTGCCGTCGTGCCCGACGCGCTGGCGGCGCATGATCTCGTCGGGGTGCCGATCGACGCCCCAGTCGGCGGCTGAAACGGGGGGCGCGCATGCCGAACTCCTACAATCTGCTGCTCAACAGTCAGCCGGCCGACAGCACGCTCTACACCTTGATCCATTCGGTCACGGTGGAGGAGAGCATGGACATGCCGGCGGCGGTCGAGATCACGCTGCCGGTGTCGCGCGCCACGGGCGGCGACATTACCTACATCTCGGACGGACGCTTCGCCCCGTTGGCGCCGCTCGCCGTGATCGCCTCCGCCGGCGGCAGCGGCGCGCAGGGAGTGGCCGCTGGCGCGGTCGGCGCAGTGGCCGGAGCGCTGAGCGGTGGCGCCGCGCCCAGCGGCACGCAGTGCATCTTTGACGGCTACGTGTTGTCGCAAAAGCTGCACCTCGAAACCGGCATCACCAATTCCACCCTCACCATCTGGGGTCAGGACGCGTCCTGGCTGATGAACCAGACGGAAAAGGTGCGTGAGTGGGTGAACGTGACCGACACCGCGGTCGCCGCCGCAATCTTTGGCGACTACCCGCAATTGAACATCACGCCGTCCGATCAGAACACCCAGGACGACTCGCCCACCCATACCGAGGACACACACAGCCTGATGCAGCGCGGTTCGGATATCGTCTTCCTGCGCATGCTGGCGCGGCGCGGCGGTAAGGTCTGCCGCATCGCCTGCAATGACAAACCGGGAACCCGCACCGGCTATTTCGCCGCCCCCAAACTCGACGGCGACCCCGCGGTCTCGATCTCGCTCAACGATCCCTCGAACTGGACGGTCGACAGCATCGATCTCGAATGGGACACGACGCGCCCGTCCGCCGTCACCGCACGCAGCGCCCTGTTCAGCGACGCCGATGCCAACAGCGCGGTAGGCGACACTACCGACTCCGGCCTGAAACCACTCGCTGCTCGCCCGCTCGCCGCCTTTACCGGCCAGCCGATGACGGTGCTGCTCGCGAGTATCGTCGACAGCGCCGGCGAACTGACCCAGCGCGCGCGGGGTGTGCTGCGCGAGGCCGACTGGTTCATCCGCTGCGAGGGCGAAGCGGATGCCGCGCGGCTCGGCGTCGTGCTGCGCGCGGGCATGCTGGTGAATTTCATCGGGTTGGGCGCACTGCATTCCGGCAACTGGATCGTCTGGACGGTGCGCCATCGCCTTACGACTGAGGCGCACAAGATGCGGTTCCAATTGCTGCGCAACGCGGCCGGCAACCCGTCTTCCGGCGGCGCCGGCGGGCTCTCCGGCCTCCTGGGTGCGGCATGACGCCGGCCCAAACGGCAGGCGGCGGCGCGCTGCTGCACGACCGCACGCTGATGGACATGCTGGAGCGGCTGCGCAACCGCTTTTTCGGCAAGTATCGCGGTGTCGTCATCGATGTCGATGCCAAGACCATGCGCATCAAGGCCTCGGTGCCGACGGTGCTGGCCAATCAGCCGACTGGCTGGGCTCGCGCCTGCGTGCCGTTTGCCGGCCCTTCGATGGGCATCGCTTTCCTGCCGGATATTGGCGCCGGCGTTTGGATCGAGTTCGAGGGCGGCGATGTCTCCTACCCGATCTGGGTCGGCGGCTACTGGCGCGATGGCGAAATGCCCTCGGACGCCACGACCAGCGTGCGCGCCATCGTCACCAAATCGGGCCAGAAGATCCTGATCGACGTCGATGGCGGCACGATCACAATTGAGGACCAGAACGGCAATACAGTGACGCTCGGCTCGGATGGTTTGTCGCTCGCGGGCGGCGGCCAGAGTGTGGCGCTCGCGGACAGCGGCGTGAATGTCAACCAGGGCGCGCTGCAGGTGACATAGCATGTCGGGGCATCTCACCACCGCGAGCTCTATGACTTGCCCGCATGGCGGCACCGTGCAGGCGATACCGAGCAGCCCGCGCGCTCAGGCCGCGGGCGCGCCGCTGGTGTCGGCCTCGGATACTTTCATGATTGCCGGCTGCGCCTTTGTCATCGCCGGCGCACCCTCGCCCTGCCTTACTGTGCAGTGGGTGCAACCGGCGACGCGCGGCACCACCGCTGGCGCTCCGCTGCTCACCATGGCCAGCCTAGGTTTCTGTATTGCCGCCACTGGGGCAGTGCAGGGCCCGGTCATCATTGCCGCCACGCAACCCGACGTTACCGGGCAATAGCGGAGGCAATGTCTTGAACCGCACCGACTACGCCTTCCCCTTCGCCATCGATCCCGGCTCGAACCAGGCGACGCGCGCCGCCTACGCCGCCCATGTCGATCAGATGATCCGGCAGATCCTTCTCACCACTCCCGGCGAGCGGGCCGATCTGCCGGAATTCGGCTGCGGCCTCCGGCGGGTCCTGTTCGCGCCAAACAGCGACGCGCTAGAGGCGACGCTGCAGATTCTGATCCAGCGCAGCCTGACGCTGTGGCTGAGCGACCAGATTGCGCTGCAAAGCGTCACTGTCACGCCTGGGCCCGGCGGCGATTACGCGCAGATCCTGGTGCAGATAGCCTACACGCTGACCGAGACGCAGTCGCTGCAACAGACGCAGATCCTGGTGAGCTGACATGGCAAGCCGTGATCGTCGCGCCGCCGTCCTGGCTTCGCCCGTCACCAACGGCATCGACTTTGTCGAGATCGCCAACACGGCGCAAACGCTTTTGCGCGTGCACTTTCTCAATGCGGTCCCGGTGCAGGACAGTATCGCCGGCACGCCGACGATCGCCGGCGGCGAAACCATACCGACTGTCGCCGTGCTGCCGGTCGCACCCGCCGACTGGGGGTGGGACGACGGGCACGTCGTACTGACGCTCCGGGTCGCGGCACCCGGCGATTTTTCGAACTACACGCTGGCGATCGCCAGCACCGCGCTTGATCCGTTCTTCGCCACAGCGCAATTCTCATTCAAGGCCGGCTGCCCTTCCGATCTCGATTGCGCCGCGCTGCCGACGGTGTGTCCGCCGCTCACTGGCGACCGCCCGCCGATCCAGTATTTGGCAAAGGATTTCCTCAGCTTTCGCCAAGCGCTGCTCGATTTCTCGAGACTGCGCTACCCGGCGTGGCAGGAACGTTCCGAAGCTGATTTCGGTGTCATGTTTCTCGAGGCGTTGAGCGCGGTTGCCGACGATCTCAGCTACACGCAGGACCGGATCGCAAACGAAGCGAGCCTGCTTACGGCGACCGAGCGCAGATCCGTGCTGCGCCATGCTCGGCTGGTGGATTACGAGACCGCACCGGCGCTCGCCGCGACGACTCGGCTGCAATTCGACGTGCTGCCGGGCGCCACCGCCACAATTCCGCGCGGCGTCGCAGTGACCGCCACCGCGACCGACGGTACGACCGTGACCTTCGAGACCGGCTGTGGCCTGCGCGACACCTCCCCGCTACCTCCTGCCAATCCATTCTGGAACCGCAATCCCGGCATTTGTGCGTACTGGTTCGATGACAGCCAGCTTTGCCTGCCGGTGGGTGCGACGCACATGTATCTGCTCGGCACCGGCTACGCCTTCCAGCCCGGCCAGATGCTGCTGATCGAGACGCAGGCGGCCAGCACGGCCGACCCGCCGATCCGCCAGATCGTGCATCTGCTGCCGCCGGGGGATCCCGCTGGGCCCTGGGCGAGCGAGACCTGCGACCGCATGTTCCCGCGCGCCGTCGCGCCCGGCGGACCGCCCCACTTCACGTGCCCTACCTCGCCGCCCGCCGCACAGGCGCCGACGGCCGTCACCTGTATTGCCTGGCAAGCCGACGACAAGCTGACCGTCGCGCGTGACCTGGGGCGCACCAAGGTCATCGGCAACATCGCCGACGCCACACAGGGCCGCACGATCACAGCCGAAGTCTTCGCCGTCCGCCCGCCGCCATCGGGGATGACAAACCCCGTCGCGGGTACGATCGAGCGCACCGGGCCTCGCCCGCTGGTGTCGCCGGGCGTTTGCGGCACGGCGCCGGCGATCCGGCTCTACACTCTCGCCAACGCGCCGCTCACCTGGTTGCCTCAGCCGACGCTCGATCCCTCCGGCGACTCCTGGCCGGAGATCGTGCTGGCGCAGGCGCAGCCGGAAGGCGTCGGATTGCCCCCCATCCCGTGGGGCTGGACCCGCAGCCTCCTGCAAGTCGGCCCGCTCGATCTCAGCTTCACGATCGATCCCGCGGCCTACCGCACCCTCGGGATCAATTCCGACCATTCGATGCAGGCCGACTACGACGGCGACGCGGGCGATACGATCCGCTTTGGTGACGGCGTGTTCGGCGCCAATCCCGATGTCGACATGTTGTTCACCGCGACATACCGCTTCGGCGGCGGTGTGCTCGGCAACGTCGCGGCGGGCGCGATCTCGCAGATCGACCCGCAGTGGATCGCGCAAGGCCTGTTCTCGACCGTGATGAACCCGGAACCGGCGACCGGCGGGGCGGACGCGCAAGCGCTGCTGTCGGTGCAGCGCCTGGCGCCGCAGAAATTCCGCGCCGTGCCGTTGCGTGCGGTGCTCGCATCCGATTACGCCGCGGCGGCCGACACGCTGCCCTGGGTGAAGCGCGCCGGCACCGTGTTTCGCTGGACCGGGAGCTGGCTTACGACTTTCACAACACCGGAACCGCGGGCCAGCGAGCAGATCGCGATCGCCGACCGCACGGCGCTGATCACACTGCTGAACCGCTACCGCATGGCGGGCACGGAGAGCTACGTACCCGATCCGAATTACGTCTCGATCGATCTTGCAATCGAACTCTGCGCGATGCCGGGTGCCTTCGGCGCGCAGGTGGAGCAGGCGGTCGGCGGAACGCTATCGCCGACCGGGCCGGGCGCCGCCACCGCCTTTTTCGCCGTCAGCCGCTTTGTCTTCGGGCAGCCGCTCGAACGAAGCGCATTGGAGGCGGCGATCCAGGTGGTGCCCGGGGTCGCAGGCGTCACCTGCATCCGCTACCGCCTGCGCGACCGCACCGCTCTCTTCGCCGAGATGGGCGACAGCGTGCCGGTCGGCGCCAATCAGATCCTGCGCTGCGACAACGATCCGAGCCGCCCGGATGCCGGCGCGCTTTCGGTGACCGTCCGAGGCGGACGGTGAGCGCCTGCGCTCAATGCGGCGCGGACAGCACCTCCGCGTGCCCTTGCGAAACCGTGGCGTTTCCGCGCATCGTCTGCAACCCGGCCAATCTGCGCGCCATCGACTACCGTATCGGCGACTATCTGTCGTTCCGCCATCGCTTGCTGCAGTCGCTGCCGGGTGAGGTCGCTCTCACCCTTTGGCAGCCCGGCGCCGAGGGCGATCTGGCGGTGCAGATGGTGGAGTGGTGGGCCTATCTTGCCGACATCCTGACCTTCTACAATGACCGGGTTGCCAACGAAGCCTATCTCCAGACGGCGCTGCTGCCGGTGAGCGTAAACCATTTGGTGCAGCTTCTCGGCTACCGGCCACGCCCGGCGCTCGGCGCCCGCGTCAAGCTGGCGGCGCTGCTCGCCGCCGGCGCGCGGGCGCCGCTGATCATCCCCGCCCGGCTGCAAGTGCAGAGCAAACCGGCGCCCGGCCAGCAACCGCAGGTATTCGAGCTCGATCAGGACAGCACGGTCACCGCGCCCGACCTGATCTCCGCCGTCGTCAACCCGGCCAAAGCGCCGCTTCTCGGCGCTGGCGGCGGCGTGCTGTGGTTGGCCGGCAAGGTCAGCGGCATCAAGCAGGGCGAGCGGCTGCTTCTGATCAACGCGCAGGCACTGACGGCGCAAACTGTGCACGACTTTGCCGTGATCAGCGTCAGCGGCACGTCGTCGCGGAGCGATCCTCTCGGCAATCCGGTAACGCAGGTAAGTTTTTCGACGATTGCTGGCGACCTCGCCGGCAATGCGCAGGCGGCCGATTACGCGTTATTGCGCGCCAGCCAATCGGCGCGGTTGTGGGGCTATCAAACCGATGCTCAAGTCGTGGCCTGGAACTTCGGTGGGCCGACAACGATCACTCTCGCCGGCGTTGCGCGCGGCATCACCCCGGGCAGTCTGCTGCTGCTCGATCTGAGTGTTGCGGCGAGCGCGGGCGGCCCCGCGGCCGGCTCATTCGCGTCGGCTTTCAGCAGTGCGCTCGACGCCACTGCCTTTGCGAACGCCTTCAATGCCGGCGGTGCGGCGATCACGGACAATAAGATTCAGTTCGCCGTCGCCGCCGCTGCCGCCAGCGCCTTTGCCGCCGGCTTTGCGAGCAGCGCCGTCGCTGCCGGCGATGCGGCCAGCGCCTATAATCTCGCCATCACCTTCGCCTCGACTTATGTGAGCAGTCTCGACGGCAGAAGAACATTCGGCGAATTCACCGGCGCCAGCTTTACCGCGGCTTTCGGCAACAGTTTTTCCGCCGCGGCGGCGGCTGGCGCGGCGGCTGCGAGTACTGCCGCCGATCAGGCCTTCTGCGCCACCGCCGACTACGCGGGCGCCTTCACCGCCGGCCTCGTCAGCGGTTTCGCTGCTGCGGGCGTCCCTTTTGATAACGCATTCGCCGCTGCGTGCGCCGATTTCGCCGCGGCCTTGGGGGCCAATTTCGTCAGCAGTATCGGCGGATCCGGCGACGCCGCTGCTGCCGTGACGACGGCCGCCGACGTCACCGCCGCCACACTCGCGACGCTCCTCCCGATACCGGTGATCGCGCAGAGCTATGGCGAGGCGGTCTGGTACGCCAACGGCAACGGGCCGTCGGCCCCGACAAAGGGCTCGCCGCCGCCGGCGGGCATCGGCATTCCCGTTGCCAGGGTTGGCTTTGCAAGTCTGGACAGCACCGGGGCTTCGGCCGCTTTGTGGAACGAGAACGCCGCGCAGGTCACAGTGCGGTGGGGCTGGAATGCGGTCGGAACCTTGGCGGCGGTGCTGACAGCCGCCAATCTCGCCTTCACCGGCAACACTTCCGTGCTGGTCCCGGCGCCCGGCGCCGCAGACTTTCCCGGCACCCCCTCCGCCGTAATGCTGGAGGACGGCACCGGCAATGCGGCGGCAGGCGTTGCGACCCCAGCGACTCCCCCCGCCGGTGCCACCAGCGCCGTCACGCTCACGCCCGACGCGACCGTTCCGGTCCCGCCGGCGGGCCTCGCCTCGCCGATCGATGTGATGTTCGATCTGTTGCCGTTCTCGCGCGGCAAGACGGTCGTCTCGGAAGTGCTAGGCAGCGGCAATCCCGCCGTCGCCGGCCAGGATTTCGCCCTCGCCAACACACTCGTCACTTATTTCGCCGATCCCGCCTCGATCTCCGGCGACGGCTTTTCAAGCACCGTGCAAGTCAACATCGACGGCGTGCAGTGGCAGGAGGTGCAGAGCTTCTATGGCCAGTCGGCCAACGCCCAGGTTTATGTGCTGCGCGAGGACGATACGGGTTCCACCCACGTAACCTTCGGCGACGGCGTGCAGGGCGCGCGATTGCCGACCGGCGCCAACAATGTCGTTGCGAGCTACCGCTACGGGGCGGGTGCGGCGGCGCCTGCGCCGGAGACGCTGACCGTGGTACAGACGCCAACACCCGGGCTGAAGGCCCTGCGCAACCCCATTCAACCAACCGGCGGCGCCGACGCCGATTCGAGAGCACGCCTCAGCAGCCTGGCGCCCGCCTCGGTGCTCACCTTCAATCGCGCGGTATCGCTCGATGATTACCAGGCGATCGCTGCCGGCGCCGCCGGGGTGACCGAGGCGCTCGCCGAATATGTCTTTGATCCGTCGGCACAGCGCCCGCTGGTGACCCTATGGATTGCCGGCGACAGCGGCGCGCTGGCGCAGGCGACGCAGGCGCTCGCCGGCATCGCCATGCCCAACCAGCGGCTGCGCATCAAGCCCGCGACGCCGGTGATCGCATTGCTGTCGCTGACCTATGTGCGCGACCCTCGCTACGACAACGCCACCGTGTTGAGCGGGTTGACGTCGGCATTGCTCGATCCCGATCAGGGCGTGCTTGGCGCCAACGTGCTTGGCATCGGACAAACTCTCTACGAAAGCCAGATCGCCGCCGCGTGCCTCGCTGTGCCGGGGGTCACCGCAATCCACAACGTGTCGCTGGCCACCGGCGACGCGCGCTTGCGCATCATCATCAACCGTTTCGGCGGCAACCGGCTGCCCATCTTCGGCCTGACCGGCCTCCAGCCGTCGGCGTGCAGCGGGCTGAGCTGGGCGCCCGGCTCCGGCAGCTATTTTTCCGTGCCCAATGACGGGCAGCACCTCGTGCTCAACGCAGCGGTCGCGTCATGAGCGGGCAGGTCGCCGACAACTACGCCGTCTACTATGCCGACAAGCTCTACGGGCTGCTGCCGGAAATCTACCGCACGCTCGATTCGAGCGCCTCGAGTGGTGCCGGCGGTCCGCTGCGCGAACTCGTCGCGCGCATCGGAGCCACCACCGCCGAACTGCGCCGCAGCATCGACCGGCTGTGGGAAGACCAATCGATCGAGACCTGCGACGACTGGGTGATCCCCTATATCGGCGCACTCCTCGACACCCGATTGGTGCTCGGGCTCGATCCGGCGGGACAGCGGCGCGATGTCGCCAATACGATCGACTATCGGCGCCGCAAAGGCACGCTCGGCGTGCTGGAACAGATCGCCTCCGATATCAGCGGATGGGACGCCAAGGTCGTCGAGTTCTTCCGCCGCCTCGGCCGCACGCGGCACCTGTTTGATCCTCCGCTCGGACCCGTCTCGGCGCCGGGTACCCAGACGGCACAACTGCAACTCGCCGAAGGGCTGGTGGGCCTCGGCACCGCCACCCCGATCGGCGGCACCGCCGATCTGCGCAACTCCTACGGCGCGACGCGCTCGCGCAGCGCCTTTGACGAGTTCTTCCATCTTGCCGACACCCGCGCGGGCCAAGGCGTGTTCGGCTGGCACGCGATCCCGCATCTCGGGGTATTCGTGTGGCGGCTGCTGAGCCTGCCGGTGGGGCCGGTGACGCCCGTTGCCGTGCGCGACTGTCCTGGCTGGTACTGCTTCGATCCCACCGGCCGCGACATCCCGCTCTTTGCCGCGCAACGCACCGAGGCCGCGTTCGCAAACGCCTGGGTCTCGCCGACCGAGGCGCAGTTGCCGACACCCATCTCGCAGCAGCTGCTCGCCGCCAACCTGCGCGCACCGGTGGTCAACGGCCCCGACCAGACCGGCGGCCTGCTCGCCACCAGAGGATGGGGCAGCGGCACGGCGAGCCAGCCCGCGGTTGGGGACGTCTTCACGATCGCCGGCGTCAATGGTTTCGATGCGCAGCGCCAGCAGGATAGCGGGCAGTTGCAAGACTTCATCGTCAGCGCAGTCAGCGCCGGCGCCAGCGGCGGCCAGACGGTGCTGGCCATTTATCCGCCGATTATCCCCGCCGGCTCGGGCCGCACCGTGGTGAATGCGCCGGCAGACAATGCCCCGATCGGCATTGTCAGTTCCAGCGGCGCCAGCCTCTATCCGGATGTCATGGCGGCGATGACCTATCTGCCGGTCAATCCGCCGGAAATCCAGCAACTGCCGGCCTCCGACCTGACACTGCGCCCGGCGCGTGGGCGATTTCGCTGGCTCGCCGCCCCGGCTTCGCCGCCGCATTCCTCACCCCCCGGCGCGCCCACACTGGTAGCAAGCTACCGGTACGGCTTTCCGTCGATGATTGGTGCCGGCCCGTATGATCGGCTCGGCCAGCAAACGGTGGTGCCGATCCCGTCACCGGTCATCTCGCTCGCCGGCGGCAACAACGGGAACCCGGTGGTGCTGCTGCCCACCGGCGGGACCGTTGTGCTAAGCGATTCCCTGACCTATGCCGGGGCGGCCGACGCGACCATCGGCGGCGTGGTCACCTTGCAGGCGGGCAGCCGACAACGTCCGTTGCTGCGCTCGCCGTCATCGGGCTCGCTGTGGACCATCACGGGTACCGGCGACGCCGCCACTCTGACCATGGACGGCATCTTTTTCAGCGGCCAGGACATCTTGCTGCGCGGCAAATTCGGCGCCGTCACGCTCGCCTGCTGCACGTTCGATCCGGGCAGCGCCGCCGTTTCCGACGTGTTCGCCAACGCGGGCAGCCCGCCGGCGCCGCTATACCTCCAGGCCTGCGACGGGCGGGCGCTGGCGCCGACGCGGGTGTGGATCGAGGCGACGATCGGCACCCTGACGATCGACCGCTGCGTCTTGGGCCCGATCCGCACACGCGCCGGCGGCAACGCCGAGACCATCACGGTCAGCAACAGTATCGTGCAAGCGATCCGCACCTCCGGGCTCGGCGTCATCAACGAGCCCGAGGTGAAGGATCCCGCGCGGCTATTGCGCCTCTTACAGCTCGGGCTCGACCCGGTCTCCGCACTGCTGCGCACGCTCGATCCCGGAATCGTCGGGCTGTTGCACGGCGCCTCGCCGCCGCTCGCGGCCTCGCCGCCGCCGGAAAACGATCTCGGACCGCTCTTGACGCATTTGAACGCGCTGATCGCCGGCCGCTCTCTCTACCAATCGGCTGCCTTCGCCCGCGTTCCACTGTCAGCGGCCACCCTGCGGCTGCGCGGCGAAAGCCCGCCGCTCGAGCCTGCACCGGCGCTGAACCGTCTGTTGCTCGAGGACGCCTACCCACTGGAACTCGCCGACGCCGCCCTCGCCTTTGGCGACGGTACGATCTCGCTGTCGCGCTGTACCGTGCTCGGCCGTGTCGTCGCCAATCGCTTCTCGGCAAGCGAATGCATTCTGCATGAGCTCGTCGAGGTCGACGACGTGCAGGACGGCTGCGTGCGCTTTACCGCCTGGGCGCAGTCGAGCATCCTGCCGCGCCAATACGAGAGCGTGACCATCGCGCAGGCTGCCCCGCTGTTCACCAGCACCAGCTTTGGCGCGCCGGGCTATGCCCAACTCCTGCCGACGGCGGATCTGCAGCGGCTGCCGCAGAATTCTCCGGGCACGACGCCGCAAAACACGATTTCCGCTGGCGCCGAGGACGGCTCCGAGATCGGCGCATACGCGCGCGACAAGAACCCGATCCGCGCCCGCGCGCTGGTGCTGAAGCTGCAGGAATACATGCCCGCCGGCCTCGTGCCGGTCATCGTCAACGTCACCTGAACGGCGGGGAGGGGAGGAACAATGCCCAGCGACCAAAGTCGCAGCACCGATCGCACGCACTTCGGCTACACCGATGTGATCGCGCAGCAGGGCCGCGTCATGCTCGATCGCGATCTGAACGCGCAGCGCGGCTTTGTCGCTGAGCGCATCACCGATGAGGCGATCGACGTGATCGGCGGCTGCGGCACGCCTGATGACGGGTTCCGCATCTCGCTGGTGGTCGATGCCGCCTCGCCGCCGCTCTACTGGAGCCCGCCCGCCATCGGCCCGGAGGGCGGCAGTCCGCCGCTAGGCAGTCCGCCGCCAGGCAGCCCTCCAGCGGGCAGTCCGCCGGGCAACAGCCCACCCGATAGCATCGGTGGCAGCCGCGATTTCCTGATCTCGCCGGGCACCATGTATGTCGGCGGCGAGCGTGTCGTGTTCTGGGGTGAACAGACCGGCAGGCCGATCACCTACAGCTATTTCGATCAGCCCGATTGGCCGGTCCCGGACCGGCCCAATCCCGATGCTCAACGCGAACTCGTGTATCTCGAGGTTGCCGAGCTCGAAGTCAGCGCGATCGAGGATCCGGACCTGCTGGAAGTGGCGCTCGGCGGGCCCGATACGACGCAGCGGCGCAAGCTCTTGCGACGCGTCCGCCGGACCGCCGTCACCGCCTCGGACTGCGTCACCGCGTGGGCGACGGCGGTCGAGGAGTGGGCGCAGCGCGGACTGAAGTTCGACCCCGCGACGATGCGGCTATTGCCGCAGATCAATCTGCAGGTCGGCTTCACCCAGGATGTCACCACCACCGATCCATGCGATCCGGTCGCGACCGGAGGCTATCTCGGCGCGGACAACCAGCTGATCCGCGTGCGTACGGCCACGACGCGAGCCGGCGAGCGGCTGATCTGGGGCTACGACAACGCGAGCTTTCTTTACCGCATCACTTCGGTCAGTACCGACGGGACGATGTTGACGTTGGCGGCCGACCCGGTAGACGGGTTCCATGTGCCGCAGACGGGCCAACTCGTCGAAGTGCTCCCGACCGCCGCTGTGCTCGGCGAGGAGCCGGATGAGACCGATCCGACCGGACAGGCTCAGATCCTGCGGGTCGCCGCCAACGCGACCGGCAGGCTGCGCACATTGGCGCAGCCTTACGGTCCGGTCACGCAGGGCGATCCGACCAACTATATCGTGCTCGACGACCCGGTCCCCTTCGCCGGCGCCACGCTGCCGCTGTTCCTGCGCGTGTGGCAAGCCGAGCTGCCGCTGCCCGCGACCGGCGGCACGGTCACGATCGCCGATCCGAACACCGGGATTTCCACCGGCCTCACGACGACGATCTCGCTGCCTGCTCAGACGCCCCCCGTCGACGGGGCGTTCTGGCAGATCGCGGTGCGGCCCTCCACGCCGCAGGGCGTCTATCCGGAGGAATTGCTGACCGAGCCGCAACCTCCCGATGGACCGCGCGTGTGGGTGTGTCCGCTGGCGGTCAT